ATTGAAAGATTGAAATGGATAAACCCTGAATACTATAAGATATATGGATTGGGTTTACCTGGCAATAATGTAGGAACAATCTTTACCGCAGAGTTAGTAGAGATGATACCCGATGAGGCAAAGTTTGTTGCATTCGGTATGGACTTTGGTTTTAGTATTGACCCTAGCACATTAGTTGCAGTATATAAGTGGAATGAAAACTTATACTTTGAGGAATTACTTTATAAGAAAGGTTTAGTGACAAGTGAGATTATAGCAGAATTAAAATCATTAGATGTGCAAAGAAATCCAATATGGGGTGATAGTGCTGAAAGTAGATTGATAGAGGAAATATACAGAGCAGGTTTCAACATAAAGCCTGTTAAGAAAGGTAAGGATAGTATTAAGATGGGAATTGATATCATGCACCAACACAAACTACATATCCTTAAAAGCAGTGTTAATATTGTAAGAGAGTTTAGTGAGTATGTGTGGACAGTTGATAAGAATGGTGAGTTTGAAAACATACCTGTTGATTACTCTAACCACGCAATAGATGCAATTCGTTATGTATGCATGGAACAATTAAATTATAAAAAGATTAACGCAGGAAAATATTCAATATCAGTTTTTTAATTATGAAATATACAGAGGAACAAATAGAACAGATGGAAGGTTTAATAAATGAACTAATGAAAATCAATGGTGAATTAAATGCAAGGTGTATTGCCTTTAATGCAAAGTTAGAGAATGAGGAAAGAAAGGTGCAGAAACTAAATCAACTGCTATTCTTTATAGGACAAACTACAAATAGAAATTAACATATGAAAACAACATTAAAAATTACAATGCCTGAAAGTTGGGCAGATATAAGTTTAAGTAAGTATCTTGCATTACAATACGATTTGGAAGCATACAAAGATGATAGAGAAGCACAAATGAATTTTATGATATCTCACCTATGCGGAATTCAAATTAACGATATATTAAGTTTAACTCAACAATCTTATGCAGGATTACAAAAAGACTTATTTAATTTTATAAATGATACTAAAGCAGAACTAGAAAGATTTATATGGATTGATGGAATAGAATACGGCTTTGAACCTAACTTATCTAAAATGACTTATGGTGCCTATGCTGACATAACAAGATATGAAACTATCTCTGTTGATACGAATTGGAAAAACATAATGAATATATTATATAGACCTGTTATAGCAAAGAGTAAAGGAGGCACATACGAAATACAATCATATGAGGGCAATACTAATCCTGATAAATGGTTAGATGTAAGTATGGATAAACATTTTGGTTGCATGTTTTTTTTTGTGAATTTGTCAATGGACTTGTTGAATTCTACCCTGAACTCTACGATACAGACAATGGAAGTCCCTCAGAATTACAAGCAAATTTTGGAAAGAAGTGGAAAAATTATACAACAATCATTGAACTTGCAGGCGGGGATATTCAACAAATAGATAGAGTAGTAAGAGAACCATTAGAGAAATGTTTATTATTCCTTGCATATAAGGCAGATAAAAACTACTTAGAAAACTTAATGCACAAAGAGGCATTGAAATCTATTAGATAAACCCACTACTTTTGTTATTGGTGTTGTTAAATAAGAAACTAATTCTTATGTCAGCTCCTAAATGGTCTAACTCACCCAATGGTTTATTAAGATATTCAATCAATAGATTAAATAATACAGGCATTTACATAGGCCCTACACAGGGTTTATCAAGTCCAAAAAATAATAGACAAGGATGTTTGTGTCCTAAAACTCTTACATACAGCAGAAAATGTTGCAATGGAGATTTAATAGCACAAGGTATCGGTAATGTAGGTGGAAGCAATCAAATCAATTAAATAATATGGCTCAATATACAAAATCACAATTAGTATCAGCATCTAACGCAACTTATTTTACTAACACTTCGGGTGGTATATCTGCTTCTGCAGTTAGAGACTTAAACGATAGTTGGATTAGCAGTAGTGCATTATTATCAGGTAGCAATACTTTTATAGGTAATCAAATCATTAGTGGAACTATGACTGCACAATTACCTGCCAATTATATTTGGTTAGGTGATAGTAATGGATATAATCAAGCAGTAGCAACCTCCTCAATATCTTTACAAGGTGCACAAGGTATACAAGGTTTACAAGGAACAATAGGTAGTCAAGGTGTGCAAGGCATAACAGGTGCACAGGGTATTACTGGCAGTCAGGGTATAACGGGTGCACAAGGCATTCAGGGTATTCAAGGTATACAAGGAGCAGATAATTCAACTCAAGGTGCTCAAGGAACTCAGGGTATACAAGGTATTCAGGGAGCTGATAACTCAACTCAAGGAGCACAAGGCACTCAAGGAACCATAGGAGCACAAGGTATTCAGGGTATAACTGGTATAACTGGTAGTAATGGAACACAAGGTGCACAAGGTATTCAAGGTGTGCAAGGAACACAAGGAGACAATGTAAGCTCAGGTAGTTTGTTGGTCACTGCATCTTTTGCATCAACTAATATAACATTTACAAAAGGAGATGCAACTACATTTGATTTACCAGGTTTTGCAACAACAGGTAGCAATACATTCACAGGTAATCAAACTATATCAACCACAGGCAATACTCAATTAAATATTGTATCATCAACCGGACAAGCTAATTTGGATTTCCAAGCAGGTGGTGCTAATTTTAGAGCGTATGGATTATTTCAAATAAATAATAATGGTCAATATGGTGGAAGCGGCAGTATACAAATACTGACAAAAGATAATAATATGGAATTGGCTGCAGACCAAGGTATCCGTATGGGAGTTACTAATGGTGTTGGTAATGGCATAGATAGTAGTGGATTTGTAACTATTAATGTCCCAAGCGGTAGTCAACAATTCCAATTAACAGGAAGCTTAAATGTTTCAAATACTTTAACTGCAAGTTTAGCAAATGGATTTACTTATGTTGGTAATGCAAGTGGTAGAACAGTATTAGTAGCAACAAGCTCATTTGGAACAAGTATAAACACAGGTAGTTTTGCAACAACGGGTAGCAATACATTTTATGGTGACCAAACAATATCAGGTAGTGTTTTACCACTTAATAATTTCGGTGGTAATTTAGGAAGTAGTGGCCAGAATTGGACTAACCTTTATGTAAATGAAATACAAGGTTTAAGTAATCTTAGAGTAGATACAATTAAGTTTAATGGTGTGACATTACCATTAGCAAGTAGTCAACCAAGACAATTATTTGGAAATGGTATTGACGCGGACACTGCAATGTATTACGCCACCTCCTCAGCTAATGTAAATGCTTTAAGAGAATTAGCATATGTACAGTCTGGTAGTGCAACGACTCCTGATATGAATATCTTATCTGCTTCTTTTGCTTCTACCATTGGTAGCATAGTGACAGGAACAGGTTTCTTAACAACGGGGTCTCTTGCATTTGGAGGGTCAACAAATAAAGGAAATGGTTTATACCAATTTAATGTTGCAACAGGTGGTGCAGGATATGCAATAGAAATATTTAATACTGGCTCCGATGCATTATATGGTGGAACGGGTAGTATGAGATTTGGTATAACAGACCCAGGTAATCCATTCATTCAATTAAAAGGACAACCTTGGTTTCAATTTGGAACTGGTAATCAATTACAATTTCAAAGTTTCACAAGCTCATATGATAACGGAATTATTATAGGCCCTTATTATACAGCATCTGCAAAGGTGCATTTAATGCCTCGCTCGTCCTCATTACAATTCTCACAAGATATTGGCTCAGGTGAAGTCCCAATTTTTACATTAGGAACAAAAGATTTTAGTAATCCGTCTCAATCTATTTTTGAAACAGATTTAAGAGTTAAAGGTCAATTTACTGCATCTTTACAACAAGGATACGCATGGGTTGGTAATGCAAGTGGTATATCTACATTGGTTGCAACTAGCTCATTTGGTGGAGGTGGAAGCACTGACACAGGTAGTTTCTTAACAACTGCATCATTTAACACTACAACAAGAGATATAACATTTACAAAAGGAGATGCATCAACATTTAATTTAGGTGGATTTGCAATCACAGGTTCGAATACATTTATAGCTAGTCAGACAATCAATGCAAGTAATGCATTAACGATTTCTAGTAGTGCTGGATTTGGATATGGTATAACATTGCAAGGACAACAAGGTATAAGTTTACAAGGTAGCGGTGGCCCAAGAATACAATTTCCAAATAATACTTGGTTGAATGGTAATGAAAATGATGACTTCCAATTTACAGGTGATACAAACGACTCGAAAACGAGAGGCATGAGTTTCTTTTTATATGGAACGGGTAGTAGAAATATGTCTTTTAGGAATGATAGTGGGGTATCTGCACAAATAAACTTTCAGACAACAGGTAGTGGTTCACCATTTACCAACTTATCACTCCAACAAAACCAATCTACATTTGCTAGAGTATTAAGATTAGCAGATTGGAATAATCAGGCAAATATTTCAATGGTAAATGTGAGTGGCAGTTTATCATTAACACCATCTTCATTTAATGCAACAACTGCGTCTTTATTACATTTAAGTGCATCTAATAATAATCAACTTATAAATCTTGTATTCAAAAATAATAACAATACCGGGACAACAATTATATCAGGTAGCAATAATATATTCACAAACCCTGCTACACCAACAACTGGATACATAAGATATATTGGAGGTGCTAATAACCTTTACTTAAACAGTAGTAATGGTGTCACCTCACAAATAACTGCATCTGCAATTAGTGTGAGTGGAGTAAGGCCTGTAATGAATAATAATATATTCCAAGGAACTGCTGATTTTGTAATTAACCAAGCAGTAAATGGTGGAACACATACTTATTCAAATAATTTATTCGGTGCTGCAAATGCTGTGAATATAAATGCATTAGCATATACCGGGTCTAGTTTTACAGTTAGTGATAATATATTCAAAGGTGGTCTTATTACAATCAATCCTGCATCTGCATCTCTTGCTGAAATAGCAGCAGGTGTGAGTGGCAGCGCAAATGTTGAGGTATCAAGAAACATTTCACTTGGAACAGGAGTTATTACCATAAATGTAGGCCCACAATCAAAAACTGGATTTAATTCAATATTGGGAAATACCCTTTCGTCAACACTTACAGTTACAAACATATCCTCGTCTGCCAATGTTGCTGCATCCGCCAATATTGGTAATGCAGCAATGACATATTCAAATGCAGGTGCAGCAGGATTAGCATTACATAGAAGTCAAGGTCTTATGAATAGCAACTATGGTGGTATGAACTTAATAGCATCCGCATCGTCAATAACTGCATTGGGAAATACTTCACCTGCTTCTATGGCAGTGACAAACAGAGCATATAGTGGGTCATTGGGTTCAGGTAGTATGGCATATCAAAGCAATGCAGTATTTGGTTTATCTAACACTTATACCGCTTCTGGAAGTTATGCTGGAACTGCAACTGGTCCTGGTTTTGTTACAAACGGAGTATTCGGAAGTTTTAATACTTTCTTTACAAATGTAGAAGGTAGAGGAAATTATGTAGGATTTTCAAACAATATAGTTGGTGGTGGAAACTTAATCATAACAGGCTCCAATAACACCGTGTTAGCTGAAGGAGGTGGTGGGTATTTCGGTAGATGGAATGCAAATGATGGTATAAGAAACACAAGTGGTGAAAATATATTTCTAGTAGGTACCGGTGTATCTGGTAGTAGAAAGACAGGCTTCTTAATAGATAGTGGGTCTAACATATATGCAGAAGGAACATTTAATGTATCGGGTAGCACTTCAATGACAGGTAGTTTAGTAGTAAGCTCCTTTACAACATTAGCAAGTGTAAGCTCCTCATTAGATTTCGCAGATGACACTGCGGCAGCAGCAGGTGGAGTGCCATTGGGTGGATTATATAGAAACGGTAATTTCGTAATGATAAGATTAACATAATAAAAATATATGAGTTTAATATTAAATGCATCAATTCAAGGTAATCAACAATTCACAGGAAGTGTGGATGTTAGTGGGTCGCTAAGTATAAACGGAGTGCAACTACCGAGTGGTGGTGGAAGTGGTAGTCAAGGTGCAACTGGTGCACAAGGCCAAGCTGGCCAAGCTGCAGCACAAGGTGTGACTGGTGCACAAGGAGGAGATGGAACACAAGGAGCACAAGGTGGTGCAGGTCAAAGTATAACAGGCCCACAAGGAGCAATAGGTGCACAAGGAGACCAAGGAGTAGGAGGACAACAAGGAACTCAAGGAGCAACCGGAGCACAAGGAACACAAGGTGCAACGGGAACAAACGGATATGGTTATCAGGGATTAAATACAACTGCATCTTTAACTTTACAAACTGGAACGATTACATTTACTACTAATACAAATGTGACCTCAAATGCATTCCAAACAGGTAATAGAATAAGATTAGCACGACAAGCAGACCCTACTGTTTATTGGGAGGAAGGTGTTATCACTGCATACACAACAGACCAAATGACAGTTTTGATAGATTTAGTGAATATAAGTGGTGGAACATTTAGTGGATATGATATTGGAATTACAGGTCAGCAAGGTGATATTGGATTGCAAGGAACACAAGGAACTAACGGACAACAAGGAACACAGGGTGGTGTTGGTGCACAAGGAGACCAAGGAGTAGGTGGCCAGCAAGGAACTCAAGGTGCAACAGGAACAGGAACGCAAGGAGCAAATGGAGCACAAGGTATAACTGGAACTGGAACTCAGGGTGCACAAGGAAATCAGGGAAACTCAATTCAAGGTGCAACTGGTTCGCAAGGAGCAGGTGGACAGCAAGGAACACAAGGTGCTACTGGAACTGGAACACAGGGTGCAACAGGAACAGGCACGCAAGGTGCAACGGGAACAGGAACACAAGGAGCAACTGGAACTGGAACTCAAGGCGCGAGTGGACAGCAAGGAACTCAGGGTGCAACAGGAACAGGAACACAAGGA